GATTGTAAACTGTTCTTTTGTTCGACAACCCATGATCACATTCTGTACTTTGCAGTACAACTCTACATTACTCATACTTTCACCACCGAAACTAATCGTCTTGCTTTACCGGAGTACGCAGATGCAGATACTCCAACGAATTGTGCAATCTTATCTCTTGCACTTTGCTCAGACAGTGCGGCAACCTTTGCGACGAACTGCCCATCATAATAACCCAAATAATAATCAAACACACAAGTCTCCTTCTGGTTCTATCCAACCATAACCCCAATACATGTTGGGGCAATCTTTGTTTGAGTTTCTCAATTCAATCGCATCCTTTGGAAGTTCCACACGATAGAGTTGTCTAACATCAAGAAACTCAAGAATGCTGACTGTATGCGGTTTGTAATAGAGAACCTCTCCATCATCAAACTCGCAATACATCATTGAAATGTAATCTTTAGGCAACATTACGCACACTCCTTCATCATTTCAACTGCCAAGTTATACTCAGCATCGTTATCGCAAGTGTCGATCAACTCGACACGACCATCGTAGTCCATGCTAGTCTCAAACGGGATGTATGCTTCTTCACCCTCACGACCGAACTCAGCACCATCTTTCTCAACCATGATGGTGTAACCGTCAAAATAGTATTGACCGCTTGGAGTATGAATTGCACCCCTCGCAATCACTTTACCTTCGATGTAAGCACCTTTGCTACCCATGAAGTCATAACCACGGATAACCATACCGACTTCTGCAAGATTTTCATACTTCAACATAATTTTCTCTCTCTCAATTCAATACCTGTAGTATAGCAAACTGAACGCAAAGGTCAACAACTTTTTTCACTTTTCTTCATTGTATTTGTTTATCGTTAATAACGGAAGGATAGACATCATTGATTCTACCTCATCCCAATAATGGTCGACGCATTCTTCTTTGGTGATATTGTAATACTCACACACCCAAGTGATTGCGTCTGTGTAGGGGTCTTTGTCACTCACAGACCGTTCACCCCTTTTGCTACTAACTCAAACTGACGATAGCGAGTGCTAAATGTCATTGGGTTTTTGAGAATCTGAAACGCATCTTTGTCACCCTCTGGATAGAACGCAACTAACTTCGTGCGGTTCTTAGTGACATAATAATAGTTCTGTGGGAAACCTTCAGTAACCTCTTTCAGAATGTCGATCTGCCAAGGTTGACTCACATTATTCTTTGCTGTTGCTTTCATACTTTAATCTCCTTACCATGCTTGGTAGTCACATGAAATGGTATCACCTCTTTGACACGATCAACCCACTCAGGCAAAATGCAAACCATCTCTGGTTCGACATGCGCGATCATGGGGAACAGGTCATCAAAGAAAAACATTGTGTTTCGTATCACCAATGGATTCCGATGCCAGACCTTTGTCAACTTACCTTGCGTTACCACTTTCCTAATTCACCTTTCACTGCCAAATAAACAATAGCGGCAACAAGAGCACCGCCCATCAAGATCACATCGTAGTAGTTCTGCGTGTATTCCATAAAAAACCCCTCTCAATCAATATGTACATAATACCATACTGGTTGGAGGGGTCAAGAACTTTTTTAAGTTTTTTTGTTAGACATTAGTCTAACAACCGTCTGGTGAGGATGCCTCGTCGAATCTTTTCTCTAAGAAGTCTAGTTCACTTTGGAGGTCATCTACAGTTTCATTTTCATCGTAAATGTCCGAGTCCCAATCCATTACCGATACTTCTTGTCCGTCTTCTTTTACAAAGATCAAATCTTTGACATAGGAAAACGAACAACCATTTAAAAAATATAGAAAGTCTTCTAGGATTTCATTGAGAGTATCGCATTGAATTGTGTGCTCTACTGTTTTGGTTTGACCATAAACGTCTGTGAACTCTCGACGGAATGTGTACTTATCAACCATTTAAGACGACCTCTTCAACCAACTCAACATACAACGAACCGTGAGTCTCTTCGATGATTTCTTTCATCTCCTCAACGGTCTTACCACTATTCATCAACTCAATGATGTCTTCTTGGACATCGAATACTTTATTCCCCATCGCGCTCATCGATCATATCTCCAACCATTTTTTTACGTTTGCCAGACTTAATATTACCATCTTTATCGAAATGAATCAACCCCTCACCTTCAAGTTGTGATAAGGTAAGTACGGTTGCGACTTCCACACCTTCTTTGATTCCTGCTTGATACGAAAAATATACGCAGCTTGCAGTTGCGCCGAGAAAGATGATTGCCCATTCGATTGGCATGATGCCTCTCCTTTTTGTGGGTGTGAATTACTATTTATTTTAATTTCGTTTTAAAAATATCTGATGCCATCGTCAATACATTATCTGAGTCAATGGCACGAACTCGATAATCTTCTGGTATAACAAATATAAATTTTACATCGTTATTTTTGCGAACAAACCATTCAAAATATTTCATTCGATAAAAATTATCATCTTGAGTTGCGTGAGTCTCTGGTCCATAGTTATAGGTATTCTTATAGACATTATCGGTTGAGATATCACCTTTTAAGACGAAATCAATTCCTAACAAATACAGAACATTGAATCCTCGTTTGATTGCAGTATCCATCGCAACCATACCTGCATTATTACGACGACGATGTGGGCTATATTCACGAGGTTCATAATGCTGTTCTTCTGGAGGTACAATTACTATACCGTTTCCATATAAACCTTGTGCATTACGAATCTCTTGTACCATACCTTGATCTATGGATACAAGATAGTCCCACTTATCAAAGTCTCGATACAATGCATTGCATCCATAGATTGGTGCTTGTCCTACTAGATCATTTAAGTCAATAGAATTACGACTTACACCATTACCTACGATAAATGCGGCTTTGTTCATTTAGTTCATCCTCTAATTCGTCCCAATCCTGAGACTCAATTGCATCTATTAAATGCGTTTTATAATTGTGACGCGACTCTTTTTTAAGAGGTCTTTTCCGAATGCCATCATAGTCTTCGGAGTACTCTTTAAAAGATTTTTTAATCTTACCCATATTAGACTCTTATCTTTATTAAAACCAGTTCCTCGTTAAGTTTGGAAATGCTTCTGCTACCAACTTTCGAGTTACCCCCTTATACGGCAATTTACGTTCTTTCATGCCCAATAAGATTTTTACTTCATCAGGATCTACCGACTCTAACAACTGAATAAAAAGTTGCTCTCTCCGAATTTGCTTGAGGTTTTTCTGAGTATCGGTACTGCCCTTGACGAAAAGATAAAATTGACGAGATGCAGTGCCTAAAGTTATTCCTGCATCTTGAACTTCTTCCAATGGTTTGTGTGGAGGTATGCCATCTGGAAGTAACCACTCTACAGTGGGGTCATATGTATATCCTAAGATTGCTTTCAAAGTAGGACTACTATTCTCGTGTAAGATACGAATCTTATCTGCTTTTTTTGATGTTTTTTCTACTTCACGAAAAATAGTATCAAATTTTTTATATGCCACTAAAAATCACCTATGTGTTCAGTTAATAACTTGAGTTTGTTTTTAATAAAATAATTTAACAATTGTTTCCGATTTGGAATTGCGTATTCTTCATACTGCTTAATAATTTCACTCCTAATATTATCTGGAACAAAATCTAAATCGACCAATTGCTCATTACGTTTGTAGTTACGTAACATTTCTTCAGTGCAAAATTTCTCCGGTTCTTGATCAACCCAAACATCAATTTTACTTGATGCCAGAGGTTTCTGTCGTTCTTTTGTAATGATACATGAATCGTGGGAAAGAAAATTCGGAATACCGTCTCCTCGATCTCCTTTCATAATATGCTCCCTCAAAAAACGTCTTGCATCATTTATACGAATCCATCTTTTGGTAACCGGACTAAATTGTTCCACATTCATATATTTTTGCAGTTGACCAAAATCTTTGTCCCCTGATAGGATTAGAATTTTTTCTGTACTTTGATTATTTAGATAAACACCATATTTATTGGTGAGTGTACCAATAATATCGTCTGCTTCTGCACGAGAGACTTGAAGAACACGATAAGGAAAAACTTCCTTTATCTCTTGTTTTACCTTGTTTAGAATATCAAATATTTTTTTCCAATCAAGGTCTGACTTTTCTCGATCTTCTTTGCGGTGTGCTTTATAATACGGAAAGACATCCTTACGCCAGTAGTTCTTATCATCTGCACAGATTACTAACTCACCATATTCTTCAAATTTTTTACGATACAAACGAATACTGTTGAGCACCATGTGCCGAACTAAATCTTCTTGTAAGTCTACTTTCCCCCCTTGTATTTGAACCATAAGGTTCGCAATCATAACCTGATTAAGGTCTAATAAAATCATTGTGTTTTCTCACACTTTTATCCATTACTAATATATAGTATCACTCAACGGATTCTGTGTCAACCCCCCATACTTTGTTAATGTCAGGATAGAACACCCCGTGTGAACGTTTAGGATTGCCATCAAGGTCATATGCGTTTGTTTTGCACACATATCCCATTTGGTTCTGTTGATACTCTCCCCAATACATGTCCAACCACACACCATTCTCAAGGTAGTTCTGCATATTACGTGCGTAGTTCTCACACTGAATAGACTTGGCAAGAGCACCTTTGACACCTTGTTTATCTTCACGTTTGTATTTGGATGCCAACTCCCGTTGTGTTTTAATCCACTTCTTGACATTGACCATATTTAAGTCATCGTCCTCTGTGAGTTCAATAACTGACGGGTGAATGTTTTTATACTGCGGTGGATTTTCGAGTAGTCTTTTTTCACGTGCCTTTGCAAGACGTTCTGAAGCTGCTTGCCGTTGCTCTTCTGTCATCTGACGTTTTTTACGATATTTTTTTACTGCCATAATTTAATCCCAGAGATTTCTGTAGTATTTTCCAAATAATTTTAATCCATTTTCTATTCTTTTATTATGTGCTTCTAAACCTTCTCGATCAACCTTTAACTGTTTCACACGTTGATTAATGTCTGCGTTGTCATCAACCTCAGAATGATCATAGAACTGATCTTCGTTATTGTCATCAACAATTTGCTCAAATGCCCAGATCATTTCATCCATTACATAGTCCCATCGTTTGAAAAAGTTTTTATCTGTCTCACCCTCTTCACGATACCGAACGACTTCTAATTGCGTTGGTTGTAGTTTCATAGGGACATCAATGCAATCTACATTTGGAGCACCATGTTTGGTTTCTTTAAGTTGCTTGAGCATCGGCACGATAATGATTGCTAGTGTGTGATCCATATTCCAAGTATCATAAGGATGAATAACAATGTCTTCATCTCTTTCGAAATCTTCTGATTCCTCTTCGTTTGCAAATCTTCCAAGTCTTACATACATATATTTTTATTACCTTTTATATCCAGATAATCCTTGTAATAAACCTGTCCATTCAGCCGCACGAACTTCCCAATTATAAAAGTTGTCAACATAATTTTTCTGGAACAATAACTTTTTCTGATTGTCCTCATCGCGATGCCTAATGATGGAATTATGCAGAACATTAGCAAACACATTTGCGTGTTGATTTATATCCTCATTAAACTGATACATGGTTGCAAATCCACTAGTGGTTTCTGGTAATGCCGCAAGATTAGGACAAACCACTTCACACCCCGCACTCATTGCTTCGATTGCCGCAATACAAGAAGTCTCTTGCCAAATTGATGGAAACGCAAAGATGTGTGCGTTTTGTAATGCTTCTCGGACAACATCGTTTGGTTGGAATCCGTGATAGGTCATATTTGGATGATTTTTTGCGACTTCAAATAAATCAAGGAACGGTTCGTCTCTTTCTTTCCAACCATATGCTTCAAAGGATGAATAAATGTCAAGATGAATGCTATCCCCATGAGTTTCTGCCAACTTTTCAATCACTGGCACTAGTATCTGCAATCCACGATGTGGTGTCGTATGATAGATTAAACGAATCTGATCATCAGGTTTTTCTTTGTACGGAATCGGATCAATCGCATTTTTTAGAACAATCGACTCTTTATATGGAACACCAAGTCCCATATTGTATGTGCCCAACTGCCAATTAGACACAAAAACTAATCGTGCAAATCTCGATCTTGAATCAGGTTCTTTTAGATGCTGTGCTTCTGGATCTGCCCAGAGATCGTGTAACCACAGAATATTTTGTTTATCGGATGATACATCACGGACTCGTGATTTAATAATATTGAACTGTTCTAATAAATCATTATCCACTCTTTCGTAAAGTGATTGATTCATCAACTCTGTTCCACCTTGTGCTTTGTTCCATGTTCCATCTTTGTTCATAGTAGATTGAACTTCATGATCTTCGATAATAGTTAAACCCATAATAACTCCAGTTAATTTTATCTAATTATAACACACAGTATGCAAGATTACAATAGGTCACCATTATATCTCTGTGTCCACATTGTAAGACTATATTTTAC